GTCGAGCGGCCGAACAGGGTCAGGAACGCGCGGGACTTCTCGCCGTCGTCCGCGAAGGACTTGAACGCTACCGCCACCTTCTGCAGCGCGATGACTGGATCGTCCGCCTTGATCTCGGCCAGCGACAGGCCAAGTCGTTCAATGATCTGCGCCGTCTCACTTCCCGGCTTGGCGTCGCCTAGCGCAGTGTTAAACCTTAGCAGCGCGCCGGTTGCAGTGTCGAAGCTGTTGCCGTTGCGGATGACAACATCTTCCAGCGCGGACAGGTTCTCGATTGTCGCGCCGGTAGCATCGCGGGCGTCGTTGAGTCGATCAAGCCCGTCAACAATGGAGCGAATGCCGGCGAGCGCGGCACCTGTGCCGATGGCCGCGGCGGCGGCGGTGAGGCCGCGGAAAGCCGAAACCGCACCCTCTACGCTGTTGCGAACGCCACGTAGAACAGCGGAAGCCCTATCCTCGGCGGTGATAACTACTTTGGCTTCAGTTGCCATCGTGTTCCTTTAGTACGCCGTGGATCACCGCCAGCAAGGCCAGCAAGTGCGAAGGCTCCGTGTCTAGGTCATCGTGCAAAGCAAGACAAACTGGCAGACGTTCCGGGAAGTATCCTCCGCATACTCGCCACGCTATCAACGCCTGCCTTCCGGCTAAGGTGTAAGGCTTCGGCTGGACTAACTTGTCCAGTCTGCTCAAGTGCCCTGCGTCAGCGCCCCCCTGTCTGAGTTCCCAGGCGAGGCGCTCCGCTAGTTTTTTCTTTCTTCCTTCTGCGCCGCGATGCCTTCGGTGATCGCGCCGCGGATCGCGCGCACATCTTCGGGCAGGCATTCCAAGACAAGCCGAACCGCAGCCGCGGAGAACTCCAGCGGTTCGTCCGGCACGTCGTCGCAGATGTCGCGGGCGATCACGCCTTCCCATCCGGCTACGGACTTCTCTACCAAGGCATTCAGAATCTGCAAGTTCTGCAGCTTCTCGTCGGATGCATCGGCGGAGATGGCCGCCTGTTCGATCTGCGACCACGTCGGCAGCAGGATCGTCCAGACGCGCGGCCCGCAGGTAATCTTGCGGGTCCGCGCCGTCTTTGCCCGTGCAGCAAGTTGGGCGATGTCCATCAGCTTGCGTAGTACGTCGGTTCGCCTTGAAGCGAAATCCGCGCGGGCGTGGTGACCAGCCCTTGCGCTTCGCCCTGCGGCAGAAGGTTAGCCGCAACCGCGCCGTTGAACACCATGATCTGCCCGCCCGACCCGAAGGTGAACCGGAACGCCCGGTTGCCTTGCGCAAGGTAGGCCGCGCGCATGGCGATCAGGCCGGCATCGGCCACGTCCCAGACGTTGTCGAACTCAAACGCGGTTTCCTGCGCCAGACCAGCGATGGAACTGCGCTGCAGGTCATGGATGGTCGTCGTGTCGATAGTGTCGAACCCGCCGCCGCTCGCGCTGATGGTCGTCGCGGTGGTGAGCGTGGTGCCGAACGTGATCCGCGCGGCCGTGCTGCCGGTGGCGCTGAAGGCGCTGTAGCTGGTCGTGTTCTCGCCTTCCAGCGTGAACACCGAACCCGACGCGGCGGTGATGCGGAAGACGCGGCCGTTGACCTGCGACATGCCCTGAACGATCAGCAGGACAAAGTCGCCGTTAGACCAGCCGTGCGCGCTGCCGGTCGTGACGACGCCCGGACTGGCTTGAGTGATTGCGGTGATTGCGACCGCTGCCGAAAGCGAGGACTGCATCGCCACGGCCACGTTACTCCACTTGCGAGGGGTTGCCATTGTGGTGTTCCTGTACCGGGAAGGTTACCCGTTAGCGAGCGTGCCCGGCGACGCCGCAAGGGAGTAAAGGGTTGCGCTGAACGTAAGGATAGCGCGGCCGATAGGTTGATCGGCTTCGCCTGAGTACTCAATTTCCGCGCGGGTGTAGGCAATGGGTACATTGACCCCGCTGACCACGATGTTAGAACCCAGCGCGGCCTCGACGTTGAGCGCGATCTCGTCCAGCGTGTTCGCAATGCCGATGGCCGCCTTTGCCATGCACGTGACTTCAATCTCCACCACGCGCTCAACCAGAGTCGGCGAGTAGAGCGTCCGCGGCTCGGCCGTCTCGTCTACAGTGTTGACGACGATTGCCGGCATGTCGGGGACAGGCTGAACCCTGCCAGTGAAAACACGCGGGCCGGTCAACGGAAGTCCGGTCAAGGCTGTGACGATGGCGGCCCGAAGTTCTGCGCGGACGTGCATCTAGATCCTTTCGCAAAGCAGGGTGGTCATGCCGGTGCCGTCGGGGCGGACGCTCGATATGCGGTAGGCAATGTCCCGCATCGTCACCGGCTGGCCCTGCGCGACAGACGGCACATCTGACGTGCGGACGATAACCTGCGGGCCGGTGCCCTCGCCGTACTCAAGCGTGTCAACGAAGCCGTCATCAACCACGCCCTTGAGGGGAGCGCCGTTGACGATTACATCTTCGCCAAGGATGGTCAGCAGGGCCAGACGGTCGCCCGCGGTCTCAATTGACACGACGCCTCCACATCCAAGCTTTGCCGGCCGGCGAGATGACGACTTTCCCCGGCATCAGTTCGTCAACGGCACGGCGCGCACCGATGAGGCACGTGTAGTCGTCGAAAATCATCAGGCCGCCGTCAACCATCCGCGGCCACAGGTGCGTGATGCAGTCCTTTACGGATTGGTACTGATCGCAGTCAACGTGAACCAAAGCCAGCGGGCCGGTATCGGGCAGGGTGTCCGGGAACGTCCCGACGCAAAGCTTGGCCTTCGGCATCGCGGCCTTGACCGTGGTCAGGTCCGCGTCGTCGAAGTCTCCGACCCGATGCTCGTCGCCGCGCAGGGGGTCGCAGAACGGGATGCCGGTGAACGTGTCGAACAGGTACAGTTCTCGCCCGCTGTTCTGCGCGACGTAGTAAAGCCGCGATGCGCTGCCGCCGTTGTACACGCCCACCTCGGCGAAGTTCCCTTCCGGCGCGACCATCGCCGCCTGCACCAGCTCGTGCAGTACGTCGTTGCTCAAGAGGCTAGGCAGGAACATGCTGGACGCCGGTAAAGGTTGCTCCCAATCATAGCACCGGGCTCACTAGCACATACCCCTCGTCCGCGTAGTCAATGGCTACGTTGTGGGTGCCGGCAAAGGCTTTGCGGATGAAGTCAAGCGACCGCGTCACGCCGCGCAGGGGCGGCCAGTCCGGCGGCAGGTTGCCGTTGTCGAACGGCCCGTCAATGTAGATGCGGGCGTCGTCAATGATGACCACGTCCCGCTGCCGGCGCTTGGCTATGGCTTCAATCTCGCGCTCAAGCGGCAGGCGGGTGGCGACGTTCTCCACTGCCGCGTAGTCCGCGCCGTGGTGCGCGCCGGGGAAGTGCGCATCCAGCCAGAAAAGCGCCGGCCCGTCCGTGTTGCGGCAGACTTCCTCCAAGACTTCCGACGTGTCGCCTTCCAAAACCAGCACCCGCGGATCAGCGGAAAACCTGCTGCGGGCATTTGCCGCAAGGGCCGGCATGATCTCGATTGTGGTCAGCGTCTCAAAACCAAAGCCGCTGGCGAAAGCCGTCCCGTCGCCGTCCGCGGTTCCGGTCTCGACGAAGTGCGCTAGATGATGCTGCCGCCGGAGTCGCTCAATGTCGAATCTGACTAGGGTTCCCATCACTTGATCCAGTCCCGGACAGCTTCGAACACGACCTCGGCAGTCGCGGCGGCCTGGCAGGCGCTGCTGACCGGATCGCGCAGGACGGTGCAGTAGGTGCCGTCCGCGTGGATGCGGTGGCACGGGTAGCAGTGCAGCCCCTCGGGAATCAGCGACAGCGTATTGACCCAATCCCGCGTCAGGTTGTTCGGGGAACTGTGCGACATCGTCACGATCTTGAAGCATCGCTCATGGCTGACGCTGTTGACGACAGCAGATTCGGTGCCCACGACGACATCGCAGAGCGCGGCCAGCGCGAATATCTTGCGGATGCTGACATCCATCCCGATGACCGACCCGAGCTTGGTGGGCTTGATTGGTGCGCCCTTCAGGTCGCCGACGACTACGGACGCGATGCCTTGCTCGTCCAGAAGTTCCATCAGTCGCTGCGTATGCGGCCAGAACTTCGGCGCGCTCGATCCGCCTGGGTTGACCATGACCAGCGGCCCGTCAACCTTGGCGCGCTCAATGAGTGCCCAAGCCTGTTCCTCCGCGGTCGGGTAGAACTTGACCGGCTTGACCTGATCGAACGGGACGCCCGCCCATTCGCAGACCTGCTCGATGTAGTTTGTGTCCATGATCCGCAGGCGCTGGTCGAACGGCATGAAGAACCTGCGGTCCGATGGCGCGGGAAGCAAGGAGACTTCCACGGACCCGACAAGGTTTATCACCCTGTCGTGCTTGCTTTCAAGGTGCAGCCAGTACGCGGTGTTCAGGATTCCGGTCGCTGGACCCTCGCCGAACAGGCCGTCGGGGAAGGCTTCGATATGGTCCACGTTCGGGTCGTTGGCGAGAACTTCCGCGCCCTGCTTGCTGGCGTGGATGGTGATGTGCCAGCCTTGGCTTTTGAGGTGCGGCAGGATTGCGCTGATCCACAAGGCGTCGCCGTAGCCGCCCCACCTGACAATCCCGAGGCTTTTGGCCGGCTTCGGCGGGGGCGCGCGGAACGGCTTGCCGTCCCTTTTTCGGTACACCTGCAGAAAGCTGTACTCGTCGTCGCCGGCCCGCACTTCGTCCACGATCAGGTCGAAGGTGTCCGCGGCGTCCGCGTTCATCGCGTAGGCGATGTCGCCGTTCCTGAAGTCGTGCTTGTGGTCCGGGTTCGAACCCGGTGCGCCGATGTTCGGGTAGTGGTCCGCGTGCGGCAGGTACAGGACAAGGTAGCCGCCGGGCTTTACGACGCGCCACCAAGACGCGAGCGCGGCGCGGTAGTCGTCGATATGCTCAAGCAGGTGCGAGCTGAACACGGTATCGAACGACGCATCGCTGAACAGGTCCAACTTCGCGCAGTCCGCCAGCAGGTTCGGCCGCGCGGTGATGCCGAACAGCCGCTCGTCCTTGTTGTTGTCAACTCCGATGGCCGCGGGGAATACCTTGTCGGGTCCGCAGCCCACATCAAGGATGCGGCCGTGCATGTACGGCACCAAGTCCAAGCGGACCTTGGCGGATTCGTTGCCTTGCGGGGCGGTGCTTTTCCAGACCATATCTGCTCCCTTCAGATTCCCGCAGAGGAGCAGGGCAGGCGGGCGGGAGGTCCGCTTTTCGGCCGCAGTAGCAAGCTGCGACCTAGCCCTGCGTGATTGTTGCTACTTCGTCTTGCGCTTGGGTTGCACGAACGCCTCGGAATCCTCTTGAGGCGCGTAATCAACTTGCCGGTACATCTTGTGCAAACCGAAGTCCTGCCGCGGCAGCGTCAAGACCTGGCCGGGTTCCACGAGATTTCCGTCCCGATAGAACCCGACCAGGGCCACGGCGCGAACCAGTCCGTTATCTACGGTAGTGGTGAGCGCCATGACGGTTAGCCGGTGATGCCGGTGCCAACCGCGAAGGCACCCGCGTAGCGGACGCCCACGTCGGCGGTGTAGAAGGCGCGGACGCCCACGATGCCGGCTTGGAAGTTCGCGTACGGGTTGACTTCGATCTCCAGACCGCCCCACTCGCCGACCAAGACCTGCGAGAAGTCGCCGGCGAGAACCGTGCCGGTGCCGAGTTGCAGGGACGACATGGCCGGCATGCCAACCACGCGGCCGTCCAGAATGCCGCCTTCCCAAATCGGCGTATCCGAGTTCGTGAACCGGGACTTGCCCATCAGGATCGCGGCAACCGTCGGCGTCGTCAGGTAGGCGAAGTTGGCGAACATTGCGTTCGCCGATGCCACTGTGGACTGAAAGCGGATCATGTCCGCGTATACCGTGGCGGTGCCTGCGGTCGGGTTGGCGGTACCGAGACCAGACGTGAAGCGGATGCCGGTCGGGGTGTTGGCACCCGTGCCGCTGATGACGGCGGCGTCAAGGCCAACAGCGATGCCGTCCGCCAGATCGGTCGTGATGAGCGACTCGATTTCCGGCGAAGCCTGCATCATCAACTGGCGCGAGAACTCCTGATAGCCGGCGATGTGACGCGGCTGCATCGTGAGCTGACCGATGGTCATTTCGTTGACGGTCGCCGTGCCGACTTCGCCGACCCACCCGACAGCAGCGGCGGCGGTCTTGCGGGGAATGGCAACCGGCCCCATCAGGCCCGGCAGCGGACGCGCGCCAGCGCGGAAAGCGACCGAACGATTGCGCAGGATGTCGATGAACGACGCGCCGCGGTAGTCGGTGCCGACCAAGTTGCCGCCCTGCGCCGCGGTGCCGACCTGCAACACGCGCTGCTGAACTTCCAGCGGGATCATGACGCTGTGCTCGGACAGGTTCTTGCCCATGCGCTGCGCGATGGCCTTGCTGACTTCCGCCTCGAGGCCGGCCTTCGTCCAGTCCTTGTGGATCACGGCATGGATGGCGCGGACAAGCGAGTAGTTCTTCGTCTCGCTGTCGCTCAGGCCAACGTGGCTGGCCTGATTCTTCTGCTGCGACTTCGCGCGGGTGGCGATCACGTCGAGGCACTTGAGGGCCGCGCCTTCTTCGCTCATGCCGGAGTCAATCCAGATTTCCACCTCGGCATCGGGCACGCCGTGACGCTTGCCAAGGCCGGTCAGGGTCTTGATGCGCAGACGTTCCTGCGCGCCGTTGTCGATCACTTGCACATCCGCGACTGCGCCCGCGGCGGCGTTCTGCTCGGTTGCCATGTGGCTAACCTCCATAGTAGCGGCGGGGGCCGCGGTTGACGAAACCTTGCGCACGACTACGTCGCGCTCTGACTTGTCTGCACTGCGGCCCACGCCGATGCTCGAATCGGCGGGGACGGTGACAATGGAAACCTCCAGCACTTCCCAGTCAGTGGCCGTGAACGTGTTGGCTTTCTCGTCCTCGGTGAACTCGTGAATCTGATACCCGACGCTGACGTTGCGCAAGCCTTCGTCCACCATCCGCTCAACCTCTTGCGCTCGCGGCGTGGTAAACATCTCGGCTTCGTCTACATACAGCCGATTATCGCGCAACGACACGGACTTGACCATGCCGACGGGATCGTCCCAGTTGTGATTGAACAGCAGCGGGACTGCGCCGCGCTCGAACCGCGCCATACGCAGCGCGCCCTTTTTGTGCGACAGGATCTCCGTGCCGAACCAGCGGTCGTACGGTTCCTCGCTGCTCGCGGAGAAGCTGATAGAAGAACGATTCTCCGACTTGCGGACGCTGATTTGCGGCGCACTGGCGTCGCGCAGAAGGTTGCCTACCTTGATTTGTTCCATGTCACTTCCTTAGCGCGACTACGCGCGCCGCGGGTTGCTGTTCTTCCTCGGTGTCATCCTCGGCGTTGTCCTCGGCGTCATCTTCAGTGTCCGGCTGTGCCGTCGGCTCAACCGGAACAGGCTCAACGGCTTCCGTCGGCGTTGTATCCACAGGGATATCCGCGGCTTCCAAGGCATCAAGTTCCGCCCGGCGCTGCTCGATGATGTCCTCAAGGTCGCTGCCGTCCGCGGTCTGGTCAATGACCTTCGTGATGGTCGTGAAACCAGCCCGAACCGCTTCCTTGTATGCCGCGACTTCCTTGGCCGGGTCAATCCAGCTCCAGCCGCGAAGCTTCCAGCGGACAGATTCGAACTTCATCGGGTCGGCGATGTACTCCGCGACCGATACCGCGCCGATGCCGCGCGAGTAGACCGCTTGGCGGATAAAGATGGAATGAAGCCGCTGGCGGAACGTGCGAATCCACCACTGCTGCAGGACTTTCCAGCAGTCGCGGTCATCCAGCAAGGCAAGACGGCTGGAACTGTAGTTCGTCTGCGAGTAGTCGCCGGACAGGCT